ACTCAACCTCGGAACGTATATTCAGAATCGTCTATGATGATCTAATCATTAAACATAACCTCCCTACTCGCCGCAAATCTTTAAATGAACAATATATAGAATTTGAATGGGGTTCTATTATTGAAGGCAAATCAGCAGAACATCCTGAATCTTTAATCGGTGCTGGAAATGATCTTGTAATAATTGATGAGGCCAGCAAAATGAATTTAAAAAAAATATTTGAAATGTATCTTAGGCCAACTTTATCAGATAAAAAAGGTAGATGCATTATGATATCTACGCCTGAAGGTTATGATGGATTTTATGAATATTATATACATGCTCAAAAGGCTGATATGTGGGCGGCATTTAATTCGCCATCATGGGAAAATCATCACGCATTCCCAAAAGGGCAAGATGATCCTGATCTTTTAGAAATGAAGTCATCAATGACTAGAGAAGTTTTTGATCAGGAAATGGGCGCAGAATTTACTTCATTAAGTGGCCGCGTGTATAATGATTTTTCAAGGCGCACTCATGTGGGTAATTATCCATACAATTCTATGCTGCCTGTATTTTTAACTTTAGATTTTGGCTATCGCATGCCAGCAGCTTTATTTTTCCAAGTAGCAAAATTTGGCGATAAAGGTGAAGATCATATTTTTATTATTGATGAAATTATTCATGAGAAAAATTTAAAGATATCTGATTTAGTTGCAGCAATCAAAAAGAAAAATTACAGGATAGCGCGTGTTTTTGGCGATCCAGCTGGCTATCAAATGCAGAGTTCGGTAGGTATGGGCGAAGCAGATATTTTTAGACAATTAACAGGTTTGCCTGTAATTACGCGCAGAGATAAATTAAGCAGAAGTATTCAATCAGGAATTAGCCATGTTCGTCAATTTATGATGTCAGCAGAGGGAAGCGTTAGATTACATATAGATCAGAGCTGTATGGGTATTGTTGAAGATATTGAGTCATACAGATATCCTGAACATAAAGAAGGTAGTAATTTAAAAAATGAACCATTAAAAGATGGTTATCATGATCATGGCTGCGATTGTTTGCGCTATGGCATCATTGGAAAATTTCCAATAAGGAATCAAAAATATAAGGTAAGTAGCAGATGAATGATTTAGCATTAGATTTAATTCAAGAATCCCTCAAAGAACAAAAGCAAATGTATGCAAAAGATCGAAGGGATGCAATTTATAAATTATTAGATTATTATGCTGGAGATAATACAGCACAATACATTGAAGATAGATTTAGTGCTGATGCGTTTCGTGAAATTCCTGTAAGTGAATTTAATGTTACGCGTAGAATGATAGACCGAATGAGTAGGATTTATACGCTTGGAGCGCAGCGCAATGTGAGTGATCGCTATGATGATATGATTCATAACAAGCCTTTTAAAATGAAACACATGGAAAAAATGACTAGGTTAATTGGAACTATTGCAACACAAGTTGTGTTTAAGCAAACGCCTAAGCCTCATTTTAATTATAATCCAGTTTATTATTTTGATGCATTTTTTGAAGATGATCCATTTGTTCCATCTGCAATTACTTATCCAATGGTGCAAAATGTTGTTGATGTTGCTGATGTTACTGGTTTGCAATATTGTTATTGGGATAAAGAGTGTTTTATAAAATATGATGAAAATGGAATGGTACTTGAAGAGCAAATGCATAATTATGGAATTCTACCATTCGTATTTACGCATCGCGAGCATCATCTAAATGAATTTTTTGTTGCTGGAGCTTATGATATTGTTGCAGCAAATGAGCAAGTTAATATTTTACTTACTGAAGCTGCGCTAGGGATGCGCTTTCAGATGTTTGGTCAGTATGTGATTGAAGGCATGTTTGAAGAAGAAAGATTAATGCGTGCTGGATCATCTGAAATTATGGTAGTACCTGAACCAGCAAAATTAGATATTAAAACACCTAAAGCTAATGTAAGAGAAGCTATTGATCTTATTAAAGCAATACTTGATCTTACTGCTCAAAATAATCATTTATGGATTACATTCGCTGAAGATGGCAGGAGTGACAGGCCATCAAGCGGCGTTGCTCTAAAAATTAAAGACTTAGAACGCTTTGAAGATTTTCAAGATGATATAGAACTTTGGGAATTGTACGAAAAAGAATTATATCAAGTAGAGCGTATAATAGCTAAAGCTAATAATATTGCACTTCCTGAAAATATTGGTTTAAAATTTAATGAACCTGAATATCCAATGAGCGTACAGGATCAGATAGCAATGGATAATTTTTTAATTCAAAACAATGTTATTACTCAAAAAGATTTAATGTTAAAATATAATAAACATTTGACTGAGCAGCAAGCCGAGTCAATGATAAATGAGAATAGAGAAACAAATGGTCAAGGAACAGAAACTGAGCAAGAACAGTCAGTATTTAATAGATTACTTAACCAAGCTCCGCCAGCTGAATAAAATAGATATAGAAATTCCTCAAGACGATATTAAAAAAATATTAAGTGATCCAAAAAAATACGCTTTAGATTTTATTGAACTTGAATTTGCAAGGACAGTACCAAAATTTATAAAATCTTATAAAAATGGCGTAGAATTTGGTAAAAAAAATAAGTGAATAAGATGAAAGCTGATGCGAGATCGGTCAAAATGGACAGGGTTGATGATAACTACATCCTGCGTATTAATATCCGCGCTCTTATTTACCTGCTTACTCTTGTCGCTTCGGCTACTTATTACTGGTATAATACTCAAAGCAAAATTGAACAGCTTCACATGGATGTAAGCCAAATGCATGAAAGAGTGTTAAAACTTGAAGCAAAAAATGAAGAAGAAATACAAAAAGTTATGATGTGGTATGAAGAGATTTCATTAAATCCATTGACAGGTTTTAAAAAGAAAAGGAAGTAAATGGCTAGGCATGATGCGGATGGGAATGCAATTAGCTGCCCAAAATGCAATAGCAAAAAAATGCGTAAAGATGGTTTTGCGTATTGGAAAACGTTTAAACGCCAGCGATGGATGTGTACCGAATGTTTTAAAAAAACAGTAGCACCTACAAAAATAGCTCATAATCCTTTTAACGTTCCTGAAGTACCTGTTGAAGAAATGTCTATTGAGGATATAATAGCATTTAGAAATAAAAAATATCAGGTAAAAGTAAAAAACGCCAACTATAAAAAATTAATTCCTATTCAAGTAAATACAACTGGCGTTATTGGAATTGCTCATTTTGGCGATCCTCATGTAGATGATGATGGAACAAATCTTGCAGAAATATATGATATTGTTAATAAAATTAATAAAACAGAAGGAATGTTTGCTGGTAATCTTGGCGATGTTCAAAATAATTGGATAGGAAGATTAACAGCTTTATATAGTCAGCAATCAACTACAGCCAAAGAGTCTTGGCTTATTACTGAGCATTTTTTAACCAGCGTGCCTTGGATGTATTTAGTGGCTGGAAATCATGATGTTTGGTCAGGCGATGGCGATCCTATTGAATTTATTATGCGAGATCAACCTGCTTTGTATCAAAAACATGGCGCAAGAATGAATTTAGTTTTTCCAAATGGGCGGCAAATTCGGATTTCTGCTCGTCATCAGTTTAAGGGGAATAGTATGTGGAATACTGCTCATTCTATTAGTAAAGCTATACAGATGGGCTGGCGTGATCATATTTTAACTGCTGGGCATACTCATGTGTCAGGATATCAGGTGTTAAAAGATCCGTCATCAGGATTAATCAGCCACGCGTTGCAAGTTGCATCATTTAAAAACATGGACGAATATGCGGAAAAATTAGGCTTAGATGATAAAAATATTTTTAATTGCCCTGTAACAATTATCGATCCTAAATACTCTGATGATGATCGCAGATTAATAACTACAATATTTGATCCGCATGAAGGTGCAGATTATTTAACATGGAAACGCAAAAAGAAGTAAGTTTAATGGGGGGTAAATTTAAATAATATAAAAATGTCAGGAGTTAAATTATGCCAAAAGGAAAAGGATACGGATCAAAAAAAGGTAAATCTTCAAAAAGAAAAAAAGTAAAAAAAGCTAAAAAAAAGATGAAAAGAGTTTATCGTGGCTACTAAAATAAAAGGTGTTTCAGTCGCTGGTTTAAATAAAAGACAAGTTAAGGCGATGAGAAGGCATGCAAGGCATCATACAAGAAAACATATAAGAAGTATGGTAACATCAATGCGAAAAGGAAGCACCTTTACAAATTCACATAAAGCAGCGATGCGAAAAGTTGGAAAATGAAAAGATCAAAAAAATCAAAAAGAAGAAAATCAACTGTAAATAAAGCTGGCAATTATACTAAACCAACATTACGCAAAAGATTATTTTATAGAATTAAAGCTGGAAACAAGGGCGGAAGGCGTGGATTGTGGAGTGCGCGAAAAGCGCAAATGCTTGCTAGAGCATACAAAAAAGCTGGTGGAGGTTATAAAAAATAATGGCACTTAAAAAATCTCAAAAAAGTTTAAAAAAATGGACTAAACAAAAATGGGGATATATAAATCCTAAAGATGCTAAAAAACCTCGTAAAAAGCGAGGTAGATATTTGCCAGCTAATGTAAGAAAATCAATGACCGCTTCTCAAAAAGCGTATGAAAATAGAAAAAAAAGAGCAGCTAATAAAAAAGGTAAAGCTAAAGCTAAGTATACTAAAAGGACTGCAAGAAGGGTAAGGCGTGCCTAATGCCTATGCCATTTCAATGTATTTATTGCGGTAAGCATGTTAATCAGGCTTTGGGAGGTATTTGTGATAGATGTAAAAAAGAGGAAGAAGAAGAATAATGGAGTTTATGGAGATTTACGCAGAAGGGGGTATGATCGCTGTCGCAGGGGCTTTGCTAGTGTATATGGTTTACTCTATGAACAAAAGAGGGTCGGCCCAGGAAGAAAGTTTGGCAGACCTAAAAACAGAAAATAGAGGTCAAAGCGAAACACTTGAAAATACAGAAGGAATGATCATAAAATTAATCGCAAGATGGAATGCCTCAGATGATAAACTTGATCGAAAATTTGATTCTTTAACAAAAGAAATAAATGATTTAGATAATCAGGTATCAGAAATAAAAGGCATAATCAGTAGGTTAAATGGAAAAAACTAATTCTATATCAGATAATAGTAGTTTAAATATATCTCTGCCAATGATTATTCAGGCAGTTTCTTTTATTATAATGTTAGTATGGGGATATTCGCAGTTAAATGCAAGAATATCATTTTTAGAGTATCAGGTTGCGATGAATGAAGAACATATTATAGATTTAGAAGAAGATGCAGAAAAAAATCAAGATGCTGAAATACCAGCTGATATTAAACAAAATCAGCGCATTGAATATCTTGAACGCGAAGTTGAAAGGCTTAGAGATCAATGATTACATATAGAGGAATTAGATTTTCAGGTTATAATAAGCCTAAAAGGACTAAAGGTCATAAAACTAAGTCGCATGCGGTACTTGCAAAAGTTGGTAAAAAAGTAAAATTAATTAGATTTGGGCAGCAAGGTGTTAGCGGTGCTGGTAAGAATCCAAGAACAAAAGCAGCTAGAGCAAGGCGCAGATCATTTAAGGCTAGGCATGCTAAAAATATTCGCAAAGGCAAAATGTCAGCTGCTTACTGGGCTAATAAAGTTAAATGGTAAAAGTTAAAAAAAATTTTAGCTTTAAACGCGCTGCATTTTTTATAAATAAAAATATTGCTGATTCATTAAATCTAATGGCAGTATTTCAAAACGAAGCTATCCAGCGAGGTATTGCAAATAAAACAGATATTAATGGTAAAAGATTTGAACCATTAAAAGAATCTACATTAGAAATAAGAAATAAAAGAAAGCAGGGATTTACGCCACTTGATCGCATGAAGGGAGAGCGTGCAAAAAAATTAAGAAATACAAAAATTGAAAAAGCTACTCAAAGTAAATTAATTTCTAAAGTAAAAATGATGACTGATTATGGGGTTTTTCATAATGAAGGATTTGATGTTCAAAATAATTTTATGAAAAACAAAAAAAGTGTTCCAGCTCGCAGGTGGTTTGGTATATCAAAAGAAATGAGATCAGGCGGTAACCAGCATAAAAAGTTTATTCGCATGGCATTATTTAAAATTCAAAGATCATTATCAAAATTTAATGCCGACACCTGAAGAATATATTGCTTTATTTGGAGAAAATTTTACAGATGTATTAAATGATCTTAAATCATTACCTGTAGAAGTAAGACAATTACTGGATCAGACTATGAATAAAATGATCTATGATGCAGAAATATTTAATCAAAGAATATCAAAAGCAGTAAACACTCAGAGCGCGGCTGGAGTTTCAGCAACTGTAACTAGCGCAGCATTAGCAAATGACCTTGCAAATGGGGGTAGAATTTTTGGAGAATTAAGAAATAGTATTAAAGAATCATTAGTTGAGGGTATAAATAATTCAGGAAGAGCTGGATCATTTGAGGCGTATGATGTCAATGATAAAACCTTATTTACTTGGGTAAATGTTAGCGGCCACAAAATATGTCATGATTGCGCTCCAAGAGCAGGTCAAGTAGCTACGCTTGAAGATTGGGAAAAAGCAGGTTTGCCTGCTAGTGGTTGGAGTGTTTGCGGCGGTCATTGTTATTGTATTATTGATCCAAGCGGAAAAGTTGATCCAAGAATACAATTTGAAAGAGATGAAAAAAGAAAAGTATTAAAAAAGAAGGGCGATTTTTTACCTTTAAATGGAGAAGAAGCAAGGCCAATAGCTCGCAGATCAATTAGAAAAGCCCAGCTGTATGCTGAAGAGACAACAAAAAGATTTGAAGAATTAGCTGCTAAGTATGGCGGCAGAATGGAAGGTTTAAAATATAGGATTAAAAATGAACCTAGTTTAATTAGAAAAATTGTATCTGAATCAGTTGATAATAGCTGGGGAGCGCATACTGTTGTTGCTCAAAATATAAAGGATGCGTTAAGATATACAATGATTATTGATGATGCAAAATATTCTAAAGCGACTATAGGAACATTAGAAGAGCTTGTAAATGTAGATGGATATGCTAGGCTGCAAGTTAAAAATACATGGGGTAAAGGCAGCTCATATAAGGGAGTCAATACTGCGTTAGCACATCCTAGCGGTCAATATATGGAATTTCAATTTCATACTCAAAAATCATTTGATATAAAAATGACTCAGAGTCATAAAATTTATGAAGAGATGAGATTGTTAGGTATTACAACTGAAAGAAAAGAATTTTTAAAAGCTAAATTAAAAAAAGTTTGGGATGAATGTCCTGAGCCTGATGGCTGGGAAGAAATTTTAAAATTAGATAATTTTAAAGATTATTTTACAAACTGGAATAATTATTTATAAATCTTCTTCTCTTACTTGATCTTTTGGTTGCGGCCAATTTTTGCGCCAAGGTTCAATAAATCGTTCTGCATCATCAGCTGTAATACTATAGCCATTATCACTAATTCCTATAAAATATTTTATTAGATCATTTGATTCACGCCAAGCCATACGAGAATTACAAATTGATGTAGAAAAAATCGGAGGATTTTTACTTTCAATTAATCTTACTACTGAGCTTGGACTTTCAGGCTTATCCATTAAGCCATAAACTGCTAAGTATTTAATAGTCATATTATAATTTACCTATATTTTTATTATATGCAAAAGGGGCAAAAGCCCCTAATGCATTTATTATTAACTAATCTAAGCGACTACCAGCATAAGCTTTAATGCCGTACTTCTGCAATACATCTGCATAAGCTTCTGCATAAGCTTCTTTTTGCTCAATACTTTGACCAAACTCGCCTACCCATTTAACGTAATGACCGCCGTAATAATACTTACTACCCTCGCCAACACTTTTTAAGTAACGAACAAATTTACCATTGCCATGCTCATGAGTAACAATCCAAGCAAAGCCGCAAGCCCCTTGAGGAACATACCAAGATTGAGAACCTTTATAAGGTTTATTATCAAGGCCAACTTCTTGAACGACCATAGGCGTAGGAACTTTGGCCTCGCCAGCCATCATACCTTGATCATGCGCTTCATCAAGGATTTGTTTAAAAGAATAATCACTATATTTATTCATGAGAACCTCACTTTTATTTAATTAACAAAATAACCACTATCAATATTAATATAACAAATGTTATAAATGCAACAACAAAATAAAACTACCCTTAAAAATAATTTTAAGGCTATATTTAGATAATTAAAAAAAAGGAATTACTCAGATGAGTGAAGAATCAAATATAAATGAAGAGCAGGCAGCTCAAACTACAGAAGCAGATAGCAATGTAGATTACAAGACACTATATCATCAGGAAGTTAAGAATAGTAAGTCTCAGCGGGGGAAAAAGCAGGAACTTGAATCAAAGCTCGAACAGCTTGAATTAAGGTCTGAGGAAGATCGTCAGGCTAAAATGATTGCTGAAGGTAAAAAAGATGAATTACTTCAAGAGCAAACTGCTAGACTAAAAGCACTTGAAAAAGAGCTTGGAACGTTTAAACAAGCTGAGGAAAGTCAGAAGGCTAAGTTACTGGAGCAAATTCCTGAAGATGATCGAGTGTATTATGAAAATATGAACATTGAACAACTTCAGCATTTTTTAAGTAAAAGCGCAGCATCAGCTGTTAATCCTCCTGAAGCGGTGCAGTCTCGCACTATGGTAGATTCTAACATAAATGATTTTATGAAAAAAGATATCAAGTATCAGAGGGATAATTATGCAGCAGTTCTGCAAAAGTACGCGAAAAATTCTCGAAGGACAAAATAAGGAATTTAAAAAATGGCTACACCATCAGGAGATATTTTTGATACAGGCGTAACTCAAGACTTCATACCACAGCTTTGGTCTGACATAATCTATAAGTATTTTGAGGAACGTTTAATCTTTAGAAATCTTATTGAAGATTATTCTTCATTAGTACAAGGACAAGGTAAAATTATTCACATACCTGAAATCGCTAAAATGACAGCATCATCTTTAACAGATGGCGCGCAGGTTAGTTACGTTGCACCAAATGAAACCAATACTCAGCTAACAGTTGATAAGCATTTTTACTCTGCAAAGCTTTTTACAGATGTTTTGCAAGTTCAATCAAGCTATGATCTAATTAATGCTTATGGTAAAGCAATGGCGAGCGCGCTTGCGAAGCAGGTGGACTCTTCAATTGCAGCTGAATTAATTCAAGTTAATCAAGGTGCTACACTTACAACCGATGATCAAATCACAGCAGCTGAATTTGAGGCTGCTCTAGCTAACTTAGGCGAGAACGATATTGATTATACTTCAGGCGAAGTGTATTTTGTTGTTAATCCAACTCTTTATGCTGATATGCTTAATCCAGCTGGTACTTTTGGCGCAAATTTTATGCGTGCTGATA